CGATGTCATCGGCGTTATCCATGACGAGGACGTAATCCTCGGTGGATGCAGCGCGATAACCGTTGTCCACGGCGCTCTTGGAGCCTGCGGCAGCGCCGGGCTTCGGCACGAATCCGACCACAACACCATCGACCTGGTTGGTCCCGGTCGTGCGGGTAACGGCCCCGATACCATTGGCATCGCCGCCATTGGCGCGGGTGACGGGGTCGCCCACGAACAGCGCCGTGGTGTCCGACGCGGGCACGTAATACAGGTTCACGCCGCCATTGTAGGGCGCGGACCCGTTATCGCATTTCGGGAGCAGCCCGAACGCGGCATCAGAATTAGCCATGACAGCCTCCTGAATAGGTTTCAGTCAGGGGCCATGTAGAAATCGGCCCCGGATTCGACGGCTGAACTCTTGTTCGGATGCTTGCGGGTATCGGCCTCGCGATCCCTGAGCCTCGCCAGCATGGCTTTGCGGTCTTCCACCACAAATCGCTCGGGCTTCATCAGGAGAACGTGCTTTACAGGCCTGCCTTCTGATCCGGGTCCAGCATGGATTTTCGCGACATCGGGAACCACGTCCCAATCGTCTTCGGTGGTAAGCCGCTGAACCTTGCCTTGATCGTCGACACACCAGAAAAAGTTCATTCCCGGATGCGCATCCTTCACGCTCTGCGGAATGTCCAATTTCTTGGCGCTGCCCGACTTACGGCGGCGGCGCTCTCCTGCCTCTACTTCCGCCCTTCTAGGGCGACCCGGACGGCGAGGGGTTTCTTCGATATCCATTATTACGCTCCATTTTCCTCAAAGTAAATACGCGCGTAATCTTCTTTGCTTCCGACACCGCGCGCCTCAAGATCGGCAGCGATTTTCTTGGCTTCGGGTGGCAGGGCCGCGAATCCCTTGGCGGCAGGGCGCGAACCGCGTGCACCGGGCACGCTCAGCGGCGCTTCCTTGGCCTTGGGCTTCGGTTGCTCGAAATACTCGGGAAACAAGCCTTTGGCCTCGCGCTCCACGATTTGCACCTGCTTGGCCGGCGAAAGGCCCTGGCGCGCAAGTTCGTCGGCGCGGTTGATCGCCCAGGCAGTGGCCTCCTTGTCCTTCTGGAACCAGGTGGAATTGCGCTCCACGAAGTCCTGAACCTCCGGAGGCGTGGACTGCGGCGCAGGCTGAGCCTTGGCGTCAAGCTGCTTGAGCTTGGCATCGACCTGCTGGAACTTCTCGGCATTGCCCTCTTCGAAGGCCTCCTGCCATTCGCCCCGGAGCTTGGCGCGTTCTTCCTCGATCCGCTGCGCCAGCAGCTCGCCAGAAGTGCGAGAGATGTTGTCGATCTGCGCTTTGAGGCTATCGACCGAGCTTTTCAGGTTGTGATTGTAATCGACGGTCTTGCGGAGGAATTCATGCGCCGGACGCCATTTGTCCGGCGAGCCGCGCCAGCTATCCTTCGGCGTCCATCCCATGGATGACGCAAGGTCTTCGATGCTGGGCGGTGCGGGCGGTTCGCTCTCATCCTGAACGGTTTCATCGGCGCTGGTATCGTCCAGCACCACGGCGTCGTCGTCGTCTTCGCCATCAATGTGCATTATCGTCCTCCACTACGGCCCTGAGATCCGTATCCGGCATGATGCGGTATTTGCGGCCATCTTCTCCTTCGACCTCGCTGCCTGCGTATCGCTGGAAAAGAACTACGTCCCCGATCCGGGGAAGCTCATTGATCCCGGTCCAGTCGCCACCCTGAAAGGCCATGGGCGAGACCCCGACGAGCCGGCCTTTTTCGGAGGCGGCATCCTCGCGGTCCTTGTGGCGCTCGGGCAGGATCAATCCGCCGGCGGTGCGTTCCTCGAGAACCTCCACAGCCACCAGCACGTTGTATCCCATCGGCCGCAATCCCGGCCGGCACTCGTCAATCGTCGGTATCATCGAGACTTTCCCAATCCTCGAACTTGGCTTCGGGTATTTCCAGATAGCAGTCAGCCCGCGTGCGAGCTTCGGCCAGGAACTCTTTGTCGAGATTGCCTTTCCATGCAGCATCGGCCCACAGGGCTTTCTGCGCTTCGGCATGGCGGCGCATGCGGTCCATGACCCACTCGGTCACGGGGTGCTGCAGCCAGTCGGCAAACATCTCTTCGGTGATCGGCATCAGGCGTTCTCCGCCGCGCCATGCTCAAGGCCCTGGATCGCGGCGTGCGCCACTTCCTTGGCCTGCTCGAATTTCAGCTTCTCATCGTCCAGAACCGTGTCGGCACCGGCCTTCTGCGCCAGCGCGATGTTTCTGACCGCTTCGCTTTCCTTCTTCTTCGCATCGGCCACCAGATTGGCCAGCTGGGCCTCGTCGATCGGGCTTGGCGGCTGTGGCTGCGGCGCAGGCAGGATCTTCTCGATGTCCTCGATATCTGCCGCCTCGAACGCGCGGCGAAGGATTTCGCGGGGATCACCGCCGACTGCGGCAACCTGCTCGAACGTGCCCATCAGGAACTGCGCCCGACTGAGCCGCTGCATCTTCGTCACGCTGGTCGGATCGCTGACCGGCCGGATATCGAAGTCCGATGCGTTGAAATCAGCCTCGATATTCGCTTCTGGATCGTCCAGAAGCTCGACGTAATCCTTCTGCGCCTGCTCATCCGCATACTTGCCGATGTTGTTGAAAAGCAGCGTGAACTCGTCCTTGAATCCGCGATATACCCGCTTGTAGATCGCGGTGAACACCTGCAGGCCCTGTTCGATCATGGCGAGCGTCGTGCCCACCTGCCCCGTGTTCTTCGCGTCTCCGGTCAGCACATCCTTGATGGAAGCAATCTGCTCCGCTGCGCCCAGGATCAGCTCAAGCAGCTGGAACATCACCGGCGAGAGATTGGGCAGCGTCCGCTCGAATATCCCATCGCGCATAACCGCGCCCTGGACATCGACCGTCTTGTATTCGCCGGGCCGGAAAATGAGCTTGGAACTCTGGCCCCTGCCCTGGATCCTCAGGCCAGAGGCGATGAACCCGCCGCCTGCCGCAATCGCGCTGTTGGCGTCGATCATCTGGTTGATGATCGTGTTGATGACCTGGCCATACTGATCCAGCAGATGGGCAAGCCCGATGGAATAGAACTTGCCCTCGGGATGGGGCAGGAACTCAACCTTGGTGTAGAACTTCCGCCGCTCGATATAGGCAAGGCCATCGCCAACGAGCTTGACCTGATCCGGGCCGAAGTCGGGCACCACACGCAGCAGCTGCTTCGACTTGTGATCGATCGTCACGATATACGGTTCGGGAACGCCATCTCCATCCAGATCGAAGTGGCACTGCTGTTCGATCAGCATCCGGCAGTCATGTTCTTCGGGATCGAGGACGATCGGCCGGTATTTGCCCACGCGGATGTCGCGCAGGATATGGATCGGATAGACCCCGTGGATTTCCTCGGTGATCTGCGGCGCTTCCTCCAACGACCGGGCGTCATTGTTCACCACCAGATTCAGCGCCGGTATGAAGCACGATTTATGCTCCCTGCTGTAATACCAGGTCTTCCGGAAGGCACAGCCCACGGCAGGCAGCTGGAACAGCATGGAATCCGTGTCCGCCTCCCACCCGTCCATGCGGTAGAAGATCGTGGTGTTCATGTAGTCGCGGACACGGGCCGCGCGCTTGGCCTTGGCTCCCGGCGGCCTCTGCCATGCGGGCTCGGGCTGGGCTCCCTGCGGCAAGGGCTGCATGCCCTGCGGCGTGACCACCATCGGACCCTGCTGCGTCATCGCTACCGGCATACCGCCCAGCACAAACACAGGCTGGCCGTTCTGGTCCATCACCGGCATGCCATTGTCGCTGCCCACGACCTTGACCGATACCGCCTCGTCGCCCTTCACAAGGGCCGGATAGGCACGGGCGTTGAACTGCATCACCGCATAGGGCAGCAGCGGATAGTGGACGTTCGAAGCACGTGGCCACGGGAAGTTCTTCTCCCCCCAATCGCACTTGGCCATGTCTTCCAAGGCGCGCTTGGCCACCGTCTCCCAATCGGTGCGGGAGCGCTTGTCCTCCTCGTAGTTCTCGATGACCTCGTCGGTCAGCCTGGCAAGGACAGTGTCCTCCACCAGATCAGAGATATCGCCCTCAGCCTCGGCGAACTGCATCAGCACAGCAAGCGCATCCAGAGTGGACACGGCCTCAAGCTGCTCTTCTTCGGGCGAGGATATAGTGGCGACGAACTCGGGCGTTTCAGGATCGACTATGGGAGCTGATGCCATCGCTAATATCCTGTCGCCTCGTTGACATCGTCGTAAGATGAGTAGTCATCCTCATCTCGCGGGTATTCCGGCTCTTCGTAGAACACGCACATGAGTCCAAATGCATCGGCACCGTGACTTGCCCAATCGTGTTCGGGCCCCAGTCCGATATTGCGCGTTTCGTCGATCTTTTCGTGATACCAGCCCAGCGCGGTCAGCCCGGCCTCGCACTTGCCTGCGTCGAACCACATG